TATCTATATTCTTTCTATTAGCCCAAGAGCTTTTACTGCCTACAGACTTATTACATCCGTACACTTGATGGCGTTCATTCCTTGTTTTCAGCTTGGCAGATTTGCTAAAATCAACATATAAATCTTTTTGTTTTCGTAGTCTTACAGACTTAGCAGTAAAATCAGATTTAAGATCTGCACTGTCCAAAGCCACAAGCTCTCTTTTCGTCTTTCTTATCATACGCTCAATCTGTCTTTGCTTTTGAGTAGCTTCGTAATATGTGTAAGTCTTTCCATCATATTCGATAGGCGGAGGATCTATATTCTTAAGCTGTTCATCCGTATAATTTCTTACCGAAATACCAGGAAAAAATACAAAAAAACTATGACGACAATTCCAACCGCAAAGCCCTGCACCTGTACCATATCCTGTAGATTCTTCAAAATCAGGATATCCGTCTTTTTCACCACCGACATGATATACCTTACCTTGCCATGTTTGATGGTCAGGTCTTGCTCCCATGTGAGCCGTAACCTCCACAAATTCGCTATCAGACTCTTTCATCTGCATTAATGTCATTTCAGCTACAGTCTGATTAATTCCTGTAAGAGTAGCACGCCGAACAGCTACATCAAGCATATTAGATACTCCACTTTCATAATCGACCACTCTTAGTCCGCTTTCAGTCAATGTTCTTACAGCATTTCTTACAGCATCTTGATATGAAAATGCACCTCTTGCCACTTGAAACTGAGCATAGTTCAAAGTATCTTGGTAAGTCCTAGCTACAGATTTAAAACCATTGCCCGACTTAAAGCCAAGCGACTTTGTAAGATTCTTAAGTTCGCCGTGAGTCTTTTTAGCATTAGCTACAACAAATTTCATCATTGTTGCACTATCATATAAGCTAAGTGTCTTTTTACCTGCCTTTTTATAAGCTATATTTTCATAATACATACTTCTATCAGTAGCATTTATAAAAAGCTTATCAAGTGCATCCTTACTCATCTTATTAGTCTTAGCTATCTTACTTTTAATCTCTTCAAGGTCATTTCCCATTTGTCCGAGCATATACATCTGCCAATCAGCAGTATCCGTTATTTCACCTGCCTTTTGTAATCTTCTTGCAATATCAGAAATAATATCATCTTCCAAATCTTGATATATCTTTACAATATTGTCCGGTACAACCTTAAGCTCATCAGGAGTTAGCATATTCTATCACTCCTCATCTACATCATCAGGTTCTTTCTCTATCTCCTGTTGTGGCATATAATCTTTGCATTGCTCCTCAGTAAGTCCGTATCTTCGCATTAGATATATCTCAGGCTTGATTATTCCTGCTGCGACTTCCTGTAGCATTATAGCTTGGTCTGCTCCACTATCGACTATTAAGCTATCGTCAAACTCAAAGCTTACTTCATACTCCTCTTGACCGACTAAGTTATATAAGCTACACAAATCATCCATAGATATAATAAGATTTTCAAGTGTAGATTTAAGCGACTTTTGAATATCAGATACAGTAGCATATGACCTTTGCTTTGATGATATTATCTCAGTAGCAGTCTTAGCTGTTTCCTGAACATCAGATAATGTTCCATAAGCCAATCCACAAGCAAACTCAATCCTTTGTAACAGCTTATTAAGTCCATTGAAAAGTGAACTGTCACGAATGGCAGGAGAAAATACAGAATAAAAATCATTAGTTCTACCTTGAATATCTAATTTTCTAAAAAGCCTATCAGAATATTCAGGCAATTCATTATTATTCTTATAGCAATTTTCATCAATATCAACAGCAAGCTCACTGCCTTTATATTCCCACAATATCCTTGAATACTGCTCATCAGCCTTTTTAATCAAATCTACAGCCTTAGAAAAAACTGAAACGCCAATATCACTATTACTTTCAATAATATTAGCCATAGGCACTTTAAAATACGAAAATAAAGGCTTCGTAAGATTATTAATAGTTATCTCACGCTCAATATCTTTCCATCTACTAACTGTGTCAAGTTTTATCTCAGAGCCCAATATATCCGAGCCGTATTCATTCATATAAGCCTTATTGATTATCGTACATTTGCCATTTTCAAAGCTATGATATTCCAATCTTGTATAAGTCTTTTCGTTCTTGGTGAATCTATCAACAAAAATACAAGATATGAGCTCACCAAAGCTGTTAAATTCAATCGGATATATCATATCAGCCTGCACACAATCAATAGCAATCTTGCCATCAGATATGAAAGGTTTAAAAGCCATAGAGCCTTTAGCAAGTGCATATTCAAGGTGTATTCTTATATTGTCCATAAGATTTTGATAAGCCTCGTTCATAAACTCTGCTCTGTCACTTCCTACTATCTCAGACTTCATCTCTATTGTTGTTAGCCTTGCAAGTTCAGCAGCAATAGAGCATGGGAGCGACAAAGAGTAAACATCTTTTTTTACCCAATCAGGCTTACCCTCATACATCTTAGTCCATAGCTCAATTGCATTTGCCATCTTATTTGAAATGTTCACTTCAACATTTAAAGCATCTTTTACATTATCTTTACTAAACAGACCTTTCACCACCTTTTTAAAAAAATCAAACAACCACATCTACATACTCACCAACCTTTTAGCGTATCTCTCAATACTGTACTCCATAGCGTCAAGCGTATCTATATCAGACGAGCCGTCATCAAGTCTTACAGTCTTAATCTTCGTCTCATCCCATACAGCATTAGTCAATGCGTCCTTGACTGTATCAGCATTCCCCGTATAAAAAAACTTGTTTCGAGAAATAAGCCCTGCAACAAGTCTAATTCTATCAACTATTTCAATTTTACTTGCATTTCTAACACTTATATTAAAACCATTGTCATACAAAGCTTTTTTAAGTGTTCTTATAAGCACTTGCTCAGCACTGTCACAATAAATAGTATCGATATTGCTGTGCATATCAAATACACGTTTAATAAAATCAATAAAAAGTATATTAAGCTTATCAGAATCTGTATCAGCATCATGCCTTTCCGACACCAAAACAATAACTTCATAATCATTTGTAATCCCTGTAGCAACGAAAGCGTGTTTAGATAAATTACCGCCAAAATCCACACCAACATTAATCATTTGTATTTTCTTACGTTTTAATTCTTCAAAAGATATAAAATATCTGTCTGGCTTACCTGCAAACAGTTTATATATTGCCCCCTCAGCTCTTACCCATTGACCAAGAATAAAACGATTATAATAAACTGTTCCGTAATACTCTTGTTTCAATGCATTTACAAATTCATCAGTCAAAAACGGATTATCATCAATCGTGTAATGTTGATGATATATATTAGCATTACTGTCCAAAAACTCCTTAAACCAGTGATTTGGACTGTCAGGATTGCAAGTACCATCAAAGCATGAATTAGGTTTATCAAGCCTTGATTTAAGCATTTGAAATACATCTTGCGACCATGTCGTAATCTCATCACCATAACAGTATTCAATACCTGCACCTTGTATCCTTGCAACTTGATTTTTCTTATCAGCACCAAGTACATATACATCCCGACCGAATAACTTAGCTTTGTTATTTGATGATATAGTACCGACAAGACTACCCCAGATACTTCGCATCGGTTCAAGGACATTTCTTTCAATAGTTCCTTGAGTATTACCAAGCAAAACTATTAAGCCATCGCCTTTACAGGCTCTTATTCTTTTTGGAATGATATAATAATCAAGATATGTTTTTCCCGACCTTGTAGCACCGGTCTTGACATTCCAACGGCAATTACAATTATTCCAAAATTCTTTTTGTTTAGGACTTAGCTTCATTATCAATCGCCCCAAGTATCTTATCTAATTTATCCAGTTGCTCTTCTTCGACCTCAGACTTCTCAGAGAAAATCCTATATCTCTTACCGAGTAGCTCTGCTGCCTTTAATCTCTCTTTTTCATCAGGAGTTTTTTTAACCGTCCTTGCTTCTGAGTATCCATCACCACATCCCTCAACAACCACAATAGCCGATTCACTTTCTCCTCTTAGCACAGAAGTTAAATATTGCAGTACTTCTTCCTGCTTTGCAATTTTCTTATCATCAATCTCCTTAATCCTTTGGTCTATATACTGTTTTATATAAGGTTTTTTAAGGTTTTCCGTTGCTATTGTAAATGCTGTCTTTTCACTATATCCTGCTTTCTTTGCAGCGTCTGTAGCATTACCACTGATGATATATTCATCAGCAAATCTTTTCTGTTTCAGCGTCAATTTAATTGACAAATACATCACCACCTTTTGAAAATTATATTTGTCTTATATTCTCTTATTCACATACTTTGCTTTCTTTTTCTCTTTGTCTTTCAATCTATCCGCAGATACCTGCAGATAGGGATTAGTTATCTCGATGCTATTAGTCAGATAATATATAATACACCTGCATCCAAACAGACTTCTAAAATGTGCGTGTTTGCCTGTCATCGTATTGATAACGATATATCCTTTTCGTATCTTCTTTATCTTATACATAGCATTTTGCCTTTTAAAAAATTGCATTAAAAAACCGCTATGTAATCACATAACGGTTTGATTTAAAAGCTCTATAGCCTTTACAATAACATCAGATTTAGATATATTCATCCTATCTGCACAATCTTGTATAAGCTGTTTATCTTCCTTTGTCAGTCTTATATTCAGCTTTTCAGATTTACTTGTATCACGCTTTGTTGGTCTTCCTATTTTCTTATTCATAATAAAAACACTACTCTCAAACTTCTTGCCATATTTTTTATTTTGTGTTATTATAAATAAATCGGCAGTGGCAAG